AGACCAGTCGGCAGCAACCAACACCGGAGACCAGTCGGCAGCAACCAACACCGGAGACCGATCGGCAGCCCAAGTTAGCGGTAAAGATTCTATTGCTATAGTGACTGGTAAGGATAGTAAAGCAAAAGGATCTATCGGATGTTGGATAGTCCTTACAGAAAGAGGTGATTGGGACGGAAATGCATACCCAATCAAAGAGGTAAAAGCCGTAAAAGTTGATGGTGGCTTAATAAAGCCAGATACTTATTATAAACTAGATAATGGAGAAATTATCCCATGTGAATAATTATAATCCCGGTGTCCGTTGGTTCGGTATCCGGGAACTATTTTATTAACTACTTTAATTATAACGAATATGGACGATTTAGCTATTAGAGAACAAGAATCCTCATTTGTGATTCAAGCAGCAGACCTAAGTAAAAATGATCTTCCTTCTTTGGAAGATGCGCAAGAATTACCGATTGACCTTTGCGGAAACTATTGGACACCAGAGAAACCGGGTGAATTTAGAAAAATGTACTTTGTAGAAATCAAACCTCAAAAGGTATTGAGTGCTACCAGTCCGGATGAATTAATAGATTTGGATTGTGCTACTTTCTTAGAGAAATCAGCAGATGGTACAGTGCAGACGGTTACAAATGGCTCTCGTATATTGGTTGGTATTCTTGAACAGTATATTGAGAACGGATCACTTAAAAGTGGCATGCCTCTTAAAATAACCTACATGGGCAAGCGTAAGAACAAAACGAATAACTTCCAGTCAGATAATTGGTCTGTAAAACCTTTGCGTATTAACTTGCCTGTTGCCGGATGATAGATTTTAATTTGGACGATTGCGCAGAAGGGGAAGAACTCAACCCTTCTGCTTATAATCCGGAAGATTATCCCACCAAAGAGGAGATGCTTGATTTTATCTCTTTGAATTGCAATAAGCCACCTGTTAATATTGATTTGAAGGAATTGAGCGTTAACGGAGTAGTAAAGCGTGATCCTATGGAGATGTATTTGAAAAGCGATCATATTTCCTCTTCCAATTTGAAAAATGCTCTTAAAACTCCACGATCCTTTTATTATGATTACGAAAGGACATTTGAAGAGAAAGAAAAGCCTTGTTTTCAGTTAGGAACATTTGCCCACATGGCATTTTTGGAACCACGTTTATTCGAGCTTGTCAAAGTAGAACCTAAGTGTAACCAATCATCGAAAGATGGCGTGCTTGGAATGATTCGGTTCTATAATGAATTGCTCCTGAATGATAAGAATTATGTTCCAGATGTCGAAGAAGAAATACCTTCTGAAAGGTGGAATTTCTGCGATCTGAAAGACTTTCGTGATAATAAGAAACAGAAGTGCATTGATTTGGGATACTCGTTTATCAGTGATGAAATGAGTATGATAATTAAAGCTCTTGAAAGAAACTATTATTGGTATGGTGGCGGCATCATCAAGCAGCTTTTGAAAGGTGCATACTCAGAAGTATCATTTTATGGCAAGGATGAAGAAACGGGACTTAATGTAAGGGTCCGACCGGATTATTTCAATGTAGAGGAAAATATCGGTGTAAACGCAGTTATTTCCTTTAAGACCACACGTGCCGATGATCTTGGCAAGTTCTACTATGATTGTGCCAAGCTCAAATATGAGCTTTCAGAAGGAATGTACCAAGAGGTTATGAGTAGCGTTACTGGACGAAACTTTAATGTAACGATCATGATCATGCTACAGACGGTTGAACCATACGATGTCGCTGTTCTCTTCTGGTCGCCCGATGATTTGGCAAATGGTAAGTATAAATATCGCTATGCTCTCTCAATCGTAAAAGACTGTTTCGACAAGAAATGGTTTCCCGGATATGACGCTAAAGCCGAAGAAGGAGCTAGAGGTATTATTGATATGCAGCTCCCGGAATGGAGTCAAAAGATGCTTCATCCGGTGGCTATTGATGATTTTGAATAGTTATGAAAAGGATAGAAATTATTTTAAATGGACGAAAGATTTTAGATATCCAAAGCGATGAAACTGATTACGGTCCAGAATATATCGCTTTGGAAGTATCACAAGAGACTAAAAATAATATCACTCAAGCACTTCGGCTTCTCCAAAAAGTTCAGTCGTGGAATCTTGAGAAAGAAGAAAATCAGGACAGTTAATTAATTTATCGAATATGTTGGCTAAATCTTTTATTTCATTATCACTTAATTCATAACTTCTGATAGACTTTTTATCAGTGAATGTTCCTGACGAAATGAAAGTTTTAACTCCATCTTTTGATTTAATTCTTCTAATAGTTATAAAGTTATTAGATTGTTCGCTAATTGCTTTTCTAAATAAAATTTCCATAACACTTAATTTTAAAGTTTGACAGCTCCAAAATTAAGAAAAGTTCCCAAGGAAGGATAATTCTTCTTTGGGAATTTATTAAAACCTATAAAACAATGATTGATTTAAAAGACTATGTACCGGAGGAACTTAAATTTAAGCTCCCTACCACCGTGAAATTTCCCGAAGTGATTTTTTCTGATTGTGTCTCTATGGACGATGTAAAGAAGAAACTGGCAGAGAACTTCGTCACCATTCAAGAGAAAGACGTGATCGCTAACCGGGTGATGGATGATTATGAAATATCAACTATCCGTGCGAATTATGGTGAGATTGCCGAGGAACAGATGCCGGAACTTGAAGCACAGTTCGAAGCATTGAAAGCAAAGTTCAATACCGAGAAGAAAGAATTTGAGGCAAAGATTTCAGCATTAAATACTCAGTTTAAGGACCTTGTAAACCTTGCAAAGAAAGGTGTGAAGGATTATCCTTTGAAGATGATCGATACTTTCCGCATTCCGGTTATGGGGTATTACTTATATTACTCATGGGTGAATGACGCTTTTCGTCTGGCATTAGTTCAAGAAATTCCGAAGCATGAATACAACGATCTGTTTAATTCCGGAGAAAAGAATCAAGAGGCGTTCAAAGAATTGGGATACGGACTGCCAAACGTTGATTTTAAAGATACTCGTAAGAATGTCCGCCGATTCGGAGAAGGAGAGGATATAATCGAGGTATGGGAGGAAGATGGTCAAGATGTATGGCTGGAGCAATGGATTGAAGATTTTGTAGATGAAGATACCAGTGAGGTAGTTCCTATTGAACGTCACGAATGGCATCGAGTTCCAATCGAAGAAAGTCCATGGAGAAAGGAGGACGAAAATGACGAGACTAGCACACAAGAGGGGGAGACCAACGAGATACCGGAAGAGTCTGAGGAATAATCCTTATTGGGAAGAAGTAAAACGTAAGGTCCGAATCCGTGACGGGCACAAGTGCCAAGTATGTGGAAAGACTTATAATTTGGAGATTCATCACAAAGTCTATGACGTTGCAGGATACTCTATAGTTGGACATGAATTAGAGTTCTTGTATTGTCTTGAAACGCTATGTGAAGATTGCCATGCAATGAAGCATGGTAAATAAATTATCCCGGTGTCCGTTGGTTCGGTATCCGGGAACTATTATTTAAAAGCTATTCTTATGAAACAGGTAAGCAGTAAACAAGCTCAGAGAAACAGAGAGGTTGCTAAAATAAAGCAGTCGCTTTCCCCCTTTTGTGTAATATGTGGCAAGCCAGCAGTAGATGCCGCGCATTTGGTCCCTAAGAGCATGTATCCAGAACATTATACCAATCCGCAGAACATCGTAGGATTGTGCCGGGAATGCCATAATAAGTACGATAATAACTTAGCATTCAGACAGAGGCAGAAGCGTCTTATAGAGCGTGTGAAGTCTTTTGATGAATGTGCAGCAAATAGATATTTTCATTTATGAATAGCTATCAACTAATTTCCAAGCTCCGAAAGGTACGTGATGATACTTACCTAACTACAGCAGCGCAAGCCTTATATCATGAGCTTGTAGCGATTTGTAATGATATGAAGTGGAAGGATGTTTTTAAAAAGAAGAACTCTGATTTGTGTTCTATTCTGAATATGTCAGAGAAAACCTTAATAAAATCAAGGAGTGATTTGAGCGATGCCGGATTACTTTACTTCCAATCGACAAAAGACAAGAGAATCGGCTGTTATTACTCATTTACTACTGTAATATCATCCGTCTATTTTACAGATGAAAGTACAGATGATTCTACAGATGAAACTACAGATGATAATAACGGAGGTGGAGAAATACCACCTGTAGAATCACCTGTAGAAACATCTGTAAAATGCTTAGATGATAATTTGCCATCATCTGTAGTTTCATCTGGAAAATGTTTAGATGAAACGCAAATCTCACCTATTATAGATAATATAAACATAAAACAAGAAGAGAGTCTCGCGCATACGCACGAGAGCACCCCACCCGAAAAGCCTAAGCGATCTAGGGAAAAAGAAGGAGATGCGAAGCCTTTAGTTTACCCTTTTACTTCGATAGCATTTATGTCGGCATGGACGGAACTTGTGAAAACTCCAAAATGGAAAGGAAAGCTAAATTATGCTTTGCAGATTTCATTAAACAAGCTGGGTAAATTTGAAGAAGAGTTCGCTATCCGACAAATAGAGCGAGCTATAGAATCCAATTGGACCGGAGTCGTATTCTCTGGTACTGAACGTGATTATCAAGAATGGCTAAAACAAAAAAAGTATGGAAACAATCAGAAACCTTGTACAAGCAAGCAGGAAGCAAATGACCATGCCTTGCAGCAATTCATTGCCGAGCGTCAGCGTAGAGAGCAAGGCTTGGTTAACGAAGTGGAAAGACCCTTCTGATATTGAGCGTGTCTTTTCTCCGACAAACTGGGCTTATGTGGCTCAGAATCCAGAAAAAGCATATTTTTCAAATTGTCCCACGATTAAAAAGTATGATGAAGTTTATGGAGAAGGAAATGCGGAAATGTGGATTTATGCACAAGTGCTGGCATTATTTGGGTCTAGTTCTTGTAAAGACGAAGGGGTAGCACAAGGGATCGGAATATTTGCTCAGACATTTGCATCGTCTGTTCAGATATACAAATTATCAGAACTAATGCTGTTTTTTTCTCGATACAAGTCTGGAAGATACGATAACTCTTTTTCTCAATTTGATGCCCGAAGGATTGGAAATGCTTTTTTCAAAGAGTTTATTCCAGAGAGACAGAAAGAAATTGATCGATGTGAAAAGCGAAAGATTAATGAGGAAGCATTAGCTAGACGGGAATTGCCTGCCGGATATACAATCCCCAAAGGGTATAATCCCTATACTTGGTATTTGGAGACTAAGAGACGTGCTGCCAATGGAGACAAAGAAGCTATTGAGAATTTAAAATATCCCCAAGTTCGATTTACATAGTGGTCTATCAGATCGCTATTTTTTATTTAATAACCAAAACGTTTTCCTGATATCGGGAAGACGATCAATACTAGAGTAGAGATGAATGTACTAAGTTTATTCGATGGCATGTCCTGCGGTCAGATTGCTTTGAAGCAGCTTGGCATTATCCCGGAAAAGTATTACGCTTCTGAGATAGACAAGCATGCCATCAAGCAGACACAACTGAACTTCCCGAACACAATTCAGCTCGGAGATGTCACCCGGGTAGATGTATCTCGGTTGGAACCAATTGACTTGTTGATAGGTGGCAGCCCTTGTCAGTCATTCTCTTTTGCCGGAAAACGTGTCGGGATGTCCACTGCCGACAAAGAGGAGATATACACCCTAAATCGCTACCTGGAATTAAAAGAGGAAGGCTTTCAATTCGAAGGAGAGTCTTATCTGTTTTGGGAGTATATGCGTATCCTAACCGATATTCGTAAATACAATCCGAATGTGCTGTTCTTGTTGGAAAACGTAGAAATGGGTAAGAAATGGGAAAGGGTATTAAGCGAGGCTATCGGCGTATATGGTGTGCATATCAATTCTGCCTTGGTATCAGCACAGAATCGAAAACGCATCTATTGGACAAATATCCGAACGAGGAGAAATGGACTGTTTGGTGAGCTGCATTCAGACATACCGCAGCCGGAAGATAGAGGGATTCTCCTGCGGGACGTATTAGAAGATAAGGTCGATGAAAAGTATAATGTATCGCAATCAGTGATAAACAGAATGAATCGAAAAACATATTCTTCTCCTGCTGTAAATCCCGAAAAAACCGGTACTCTGAATACTAGAAATAATTCAGGTCAGATGTCTTTAGACTCGGGGACTACATTTGTCTCTGCCGGTTTCGTTCTAGACAGAGGGAATATTAGATTACTGGAGAGTCAAAAAAGCACTTGCATTGACGCCCATTACCATCAATTTCCTGACAACCATGGGCAAAGGACTGGAATCATTTCCCAATCTCGTCAAGAATTTATAAAGGTGGATATTAATGGCAATCCTAAAGCTAATCAAAACAAGGCTTCCTGTTTTACCGGTGGTGCACATTCGGGTGGCAACCATTCTGATATGGATTTGATTTTTATAAATAAGCGACATGAATCTAATTACAAATCTGCGGATCAGAAAGCAAATGCCCTTTTAGCAACATCATGGAAAGGTAGTCAGTCAAACGGCATGACTCTCACGGGAATTGCGAAGGTTCGTCGTCTGACTCCTACCGAATGCGCCCGATTGCAAACGATCCCCAATTGGTATAAATGGGAATGCTCCGACACACAGCAGTACCGGATGCTTGGTAACGGTTGGACAGTAGATGTGATTGCGCACATCCTATCCTTCATGAAAGAAAAATTGAATATTAACGTAGCCCGAAAAGGCTCAAAACAAATTAAATATGAGTGAAATCGAAATTCTAAAAGACCGGATAGAGAGCTTACAAGCTGCTCTTGTTGCAAAGGAAGAAACTCACAAAATATATATTTGTAAGTTAATAGAAATAGATTTGAATGACACCGTTAGTGTAGAGCTCACAGAATGGGGAGCCACATATCTTAATGCGATGAATACATTTAAGGAAATGACTACCCCGCAGAAATGTCATTATAAAACTGACTATAAAGCAGGTGATGTTTACAAAAAACAACTTTGGCAGTTGATATTAGAGTTCAAAGATGGGATTAAGTTTGATAAAGAGAAGGCTTTTAATAAGTTGGCAAAAGTAATTAACTAATAACAAAATAAAAAGGAACATTATGAAAAGTGGAGCCGAAATTATAGCAGAAGAACGTAAAAGACAAATTGAAGTTGAAGGATGGACATCGGAAAAGGATGATTTATATACATCCGGACAACTAGCTTTAGCGGGTGCAACTTATGCTATCCCTACATTTTGTAGAGATGATTATGGTGGTTATGTTTATTCTACCGATGTACCTATCATGTTCCCATTTTCTCCCGAATGGTGGAAGCCTACGCCTGATGATCGGATAAGAGAGTTAGCAAAAGCTGGTGCACTCATTGCTGCCGAGATTGATAGATTGCAAAGGATTAAATAACTCTCAAAACAAGAAAGGTATGAATAAAATAAAGAACCGCAGGCTTGCTCTACGAGCCTATAAAATCAGAGTCAAACAATACCCTTACAATAAGCCATTGATTGATAGAAACAATCTAGCTTTTGTTCGTAAGGAAAATGACGGAAACCGATGTGATTGTTTCGGGCATTGGCGTAACTATTGGAATACAAGACCATTTTAATTAACTAATACAATCAGAAAAAAATTAAATGAAAACGTTTTATAGGACAGCAAATAGGAATGTTATCCATCCTGAATTTGGGATAATATTAAAAAGTGGGGACAGAGTGTTAACATCAGAAGCCCGAACAAATGACGAAGGAAAAATTGTAGTCACTGTATTCAGTAAATATTGGTTTGATGCTCCCATCTCTTTTTTTAGTGAAGAACACACAAAAGTATTTACTAACTCTTAATAATTAAGGAATGAAGAAAACGGTCAAGATTTCAACTCTGAAAGAAGGTGACACTTTCATCCATAAGGGTGTGTTGTATGAAGTCTGGCAGAAAAACACTTGGAATACTCGTTGTAGGTATTTGAATGATAAATACCGTTATGGCGATTGGTGGAAGTATCTTTATTGTGACTTTAGTAATTATACAAAAGTCGAAATATGAAGACATTGGTGTTTCAGGGGATTCAGAGCACTATGTGAAGGTATTTAATGAATTGATTAACAAACAATAAGAATAATTATGAAACAAGAATCAAGCGCAATCAATCCGTATAACGGAATATTTGGGCAACAAGGTTGGATTTGTCCGAAGTGTGGAAGGGTATATTCACCATATACTCAAATGTGTTTGTATTGCAAACCTGATAATATAACTACTATTTCCAATCTTAGCGACCTTTCTAACAAGAATGTCAGCGAAGAAGAACTAAGAGAAAATCGTAAAACCAAATAAGATATGAAACAGACATTAGAAGAAGTTGCAAAAGAAAATATCTTGTTTAATCATAGAACGGTTGATCGTACTTTGTCAGGTGGCAACTTGGCGCAATTTGGGATAACGAATTTTATTCAAGGCGCTGAATGGCAGAAAGAACAAGCTATTGAAGTCCTTTCCTCGGTTTTAGAGAATTGGGTACATGGCGGTGATGCAGACTGTATTATTGCAGAGTTTGAAGAAAAATTAAACAATAAATAATATGATATTAAAAGATATAATAAGCCTATTGGCTAACCGGATAAATCAACCTCATGTGATTGAATGCTATCTAAGGAAAGTGTATGCAAAAGGTTATGAGGCTGGAACTAAGCAATCTCCGTGGATCAGCGTAAAGGACAGGTTACCGGAATTAGGAGATCCTGTATTAATCAGGCTTAAAGATGGTACAGTGAGGCTTGCGTATTTGGATACAGACAACGATATAGCCACCTATTTTTGGAATTACAATTATGGTACGATTAGCGGCTGGGATGTTACCCATTGGATGCCAATCCCTTCCTTCGATGAAATACTTGAAACCAACAGAGATATACTGGAACGGATTAAAGAAAAGGAGGTGAATCATGGATAGCGTACAGACACAAACCTTTTCTATCAGAGGGAATGACGATGCTATGGCATATATTGATTTTTGTGATGGGGATTTATGCGTTTCTGTTGTAGTAGAAGGCAAACAGGCAGACTTTCACTTTGAGTCTGTTACTTTGAAGATGTTTGCCTATGCTTATAAGTTACATTGTGAAGAACTAAAGAAAGGAAAATAGCAATGACTGAAGAAGAAATGCGGAATATAATCAAGGAGCAGTTGAAACAACTAAGTAAAGAAGAGTTGATTGATACTCTTACTGATATTCGTATGGGAAATCCTATATTTAGAATTGCAAACGCTTTGAGCAGTTTACGATAAAGGAATAATCATGAACAGAGACGCCAACAAGAAATGTTGCAAGGAGAATCTTGTAAAATTGCAGGAAGAATATTTTAACGATAGGATAATAAGCGATATTGTTGATTTAGCCTATTGTAACGGATATAACACTGTACTTGATGCCGCAGAAAAAGTTTTGAGCAATGAGGATTATTTTAAGATCGTAAGTCAATTAGAGAAGGAGAAATAAACATGGATCGTATAATAAAATTCAGAGGCAAAAGCATATACGATGAAGAATGGCTGTACGGCTCTCTCATTAAGATTGAAAAGGACAGTTATGCTGTCATTCCATCCTTAAATGATATCGAAATAGGGAAAAGCATCGGTATGTATGAGGTTTGTCTTAAAACCATAGGCCAGTTCACCGGCTTGTTAGACAAGAACGGTAAAGAAATCTACGAAGGTGATATCTTGTTGGTGGGCAACGATGGATATGAAAATATATACAATAAAGTAGGCATAAAAGACGGATGCTTTGGATATGTCGGAGAAGTGGATGGCAAAATACTCCCATTCTGTGACTACAATGTAACGGAAGAGATTGTAGGCAACATATACGATCACCCGGAATTAATCAAGGAGGAATAAAATGGAAAAGTACTACTATTATGCCTTTCGTTGCAAGGGTAGATTTGGATCTGGAATTCGTTGTGAAAATAACGGATGTTTCAGCCTGGCAGAAATACATAAGTTACTTCTGAAAAACTATAAAGAACGATGTATAGTTACTTTTTGGAAGGAAATAACTTATGAAGAGTATATGAAAATGAGTTATTATTTAGAAGAGGAAGGATGATAAAATGAAAGTATCACTTAAAAAGGCTTTTACCATATTAGATGGAAGACTATCAACGAAAATGGATGATGTATATGAAATGCTGAATTTTATATTCTCCGAAAACCTTTATACACATCAAATTCCAACAGCTATGCGAAAGCTAAAAGAGTCGAACCCTGATTGGTTTTCGGATGGAGTAAACGTAATTGAATCTATAAAGCAGAATTACAATACAAATGACTTTCAGGAGCTCATGGATATTATTGATAAAGAGTTTTATACTTATGAGATTGAGCTGGGGAAAGTTGAAGCGTTAATAAACTTTTCAGATGGATTATTCCCTAAGAATAAACACTCAAAATAAATCAGATATGAGTAAGATTATATTTCTCGACTTTGACGGTGTAATAACCACACTGAAAAGTAAATGGACTATTGATAATGAAAAGGTTGAATTGGTCAAACAGATTTGCGATGCGACCGGAGCCAAAATAGTTATATCTTCTTCATGGAGAAGATATACATTAGAACAGACTATTGAAGCTATTACAACAAGAGAGACAAAAATAGGTCATAATCCTTTCCCATATCCTGAATATATTATTGACATTACTTCAAGAATGTACGGTTTTAAATATGGGAATAAAGAAACGCACTATGGTTTATGTCGTGGCGTAGAAATAGACCGTTGGTTGTGGGAACATGAAGATGTTACTAATTATGTAATTCTTGATGATGATTCTGATATGTTGCTTTCTCAAAAGAAACATATCATAAAAACTCATGCTTTACGTGGAATATCCAAGCGTGACGTAAAAAGGGCTATTAATATATTAACTAAAACAAAATCAATATGAAACAAGAAATAGACAACAACCTTCTAGCTGATTGCTTTAAAGCAGCAATGAATGTGGAATTCTTGCATACCAGCGAAGAGATAAAGTTATGGGCTTATTCCCTGTATAATGCAAAAATATGGGGAAGAAGCATAAAATAATAAATAAGAAATTATTAACTTTGTGCTACATGTCAAGTGGCATGTAGCTAATCTGACGAAAAGACATGGGATTATCAATAAAACAGGAAAAATTTTGTAATTACTATATCGAGTGCGGAAACGCATCCGAGGCATATCGCCGTGCATATTCTTGCTCTAATATGAAAGATGAATCGATTAATGTTAAGGCTTTTGAATTGTTAAACAACGGTAAGATTACGGTAAGGGTAAAAGAACTTCAAGAAGAACTAAAGAAGAAATCGGATATTACAAAAGAAGAGGTTTTAAATATGCTTAGGAGTTTTATGTATGCTGATATACGTAATTTCCTTACTATAAAAGATGGAAATGTTACTTTCAAAGATAGCGAAGACTGGACAGATGAAATGGCGATGCAGGTCGAAAGTGTAAAGCAGGGGAAAGATGGCATTGAAATAAAACTGAATGGGCGTACATGGACTATCCAACGAATTTGCAAAATGCTTGGATTTGATTCTCCGCAAGATGTCAATGTGAACATGATATCTCCTATGACTAAAGAAGAAGCCAAACGAATCATAGAGGACTTATGAAAAGAGAAGGATATGATTACATACGGGCGTTTTGCTTGTCAGGGACGTTAAACTATACTAGATACTTTTTTAAGGCAAGATTTGGTCGTAAATTTGTAGTAAACGACCATCACGTAAAGATATGCCAGGCTCTTGATGATGTGATTGACGGAAAGATAAAAAAGCTAATAATAAATATAGCTCCCAGATATTCCAAGACAGAATTAGTAGTAAAGAATTTCATCTCATATGGGCTTGCAATCAATCCATCTGCAAAATTCCTTCATTTATCTTATTCGGATGATCTAGCTAATGATAATTCAGAAGAGGTAAGGGATATAGTTAAGTCGGAAGAGTATAAGCGTGTATTCCCTTATGTGGACATCAAGAGAACAAGCGATGCCAAAAAGAAGTGGTATACGACAGAAGGCGGAGGAATGTATGCTACAGCCGCAGGAGGACAGGTTACAGGTTTTGGGGCCGGCGCCGTTGATGATAAGGACGATTTATCTAAAGCATTGGAAGAGTTCAAACCTTCTCCTAGATTTGCTGGGGCATTAATTATTGATGACCCTGTTAAACCTGAAGATGCAATATCTGATACTCCTAGAGAAAAGGTGAACCAGAGATTTGAGACAACTATAAGGAATCGTGTTAATTCAAGGAACACTCCTATTATAATTATTATGCAAAGACTACATGAGCATGATCTTTGCGGATATTTGATGGAAAACGAGCCGGGAGAATGGACTGTTTTGTCCCTTCCTGCAATAGTGTATGAAAATGGGAAAGAGAAAGCTTTATGGGAATTTAAACACACGCTCGAAGAGTTGTATAGGATGCAAAAGGTGAATAGTTATGTTTTTGAAACTCAATATATGCAGAATCCGACTCCTATGGAGGGATTAATGTATGGCAAGTTTAAGACTTATGAGACTATTCCATTAACTAACAGAGCAATAAGAAAGAACTACACAGATACAGCTGATACGGGAAGTGATTATTTATGTTCTATTGATTATATTGACACCGAGATAGGGAATTTCATTCTTGATGTTCTTTTTACGCAAAAAGAGATGGAGTTTACCGAGCCGGAAACAGCTAAGATGCTTACTAAAGACCAAATATCCAAGGCAAATATAGAAAGCAATAATGGAGGAAGGGGATTTGCTCGGAATGTAGAGAAGCAAATGCGGATGATTGGCAACTCAAAAACTCAAGTAAGTTGGTTTCATCAGTCAAAAAACAAAGAGGTTCGTATCTTTACCAGATCTTCCGAAGTGATGAATCTTACTTATTTCCCTGCTGATTGGGAAAGAAGGTGGCCGGAATTTGCATCTCAACTGAAAACATATAGAAAGAAAGGAAAAAATGCTCATGACGATGCCTGCGATGCTCTTACTGGGGCAGTTGAGATGAGAGGTGAGATAGACGTTTTATATTACAAGAGAGAGGAGATAGGGGAAAATAATCAGGTATTTGTTGAAATACACCCTAATATAAACGGATTATTTATAATGGTCTCTTATTGTGTTGTTGATAAAAAAATATTTTTGCTTGATTGCTTGTTCTCTGATTCATTGATTCCTATTGATTCTCTTGTTAATAAAATTGATGGTAATGTACAAATGGAGATTCCTCTTGAGATGAAACATTACGCAGATGATTATAGAAAACTTATAGATCACAACTTGTGGGTAAGAGAAGAGATAACAGACAAGAAAACTATGATTCAATCATACCAATCTATTATTAAGAATATTCGCTTCCCTGAAGCCGATAATTCGTTTTTTGCTATAATAGCTAACATGTCTGATTATGATGGAATTAATAGTTTTGAAGCCATGTATGTATTGTCTTGTATATGTTCTCGTGTTAAATCTTCAAGTATGATATAATTGCATAAAATAATTATCTATTTTTATTTGGACTAAATAGAAATAATTTCTATATTTGCGCTGAGGATAACAATCCCTTCGTGTGAAGATGCACGGAACTCGTATTTTTATGCTTTCAATTTTTTTTTGTTAGCATGTATGTCCGTAAAGACCACTTCATTTCGTAGGGAATGGTTATCTCAATCAGATAATCATTCTTTTTATGTATAAATTAGGAAATTGGTTTCAGAAAAAGATTAAGACACCTGTTCCTGCCATGAGGGGAGCAGTAAAAGCTGTTGAAAAGGATTCTAAAGGAGATTTCTGGTATATTTCCAATTTTTTCTCATCATTTGGTAAAGTAAAAAATGATTATGATCTAAGTTTGGACCAAGATAAGGCTGATTCTCTTCTTGTATGTACCCCCTTTTCTACTGTTATATATAAAGTTGGCTCTCTTTTTGCTAATGGGAGAATATATGTCACAGATAAAGATGGGAATGAAAAAGAGGGGTATAATGACATTAGAAAATTATTATCGCGTCCCAATCCGCTTCAAACAAGAGTAGGATTTCTAAAGGAGATTGAAATATCTCTTAAAGTTTTTGGATATTGCCCTATTTTCACTGTAAGATCAACGAAGAAATCATTGCCTCTCGCAATGTATGTCATCCCTGCACAGATATTTCATATGATTTCTTCGGGGAAACTATTCCGTCAATATGATATAAAAGATATTGTTTCTAGGGTCTACCTAGAGTGGAATGGAGTGCAGGAAGATTTATCAGAAGAAGATTATTTTGTAATTTATGATAGTTCTGCGAATATTAATGGATCTAATCAAGATATAGAATTTTCCTCCGTTACAGATTCACTTTCTATGCCGGTTAATAACTGGATTGCAGCAATGGCGGCGAGTTATCAGTTAATTGTAAATGGGGGACCCAAGGGAATTATTTATTCAGATTATTCAGATAAAATGGGTAATCAGGTTATGACGCCGGATGAGAAAGAAACTTTGGAATCTAAATTAAAAGAGAAATATGGCATTCTCAATAAATTTCCTATCCTCACATCAAAAATAAAGTTGGGATGGATTCCTTTAAATTATGACTCATCCCAGCTCAAACTCCACGAGGAAGACGAGCGGTGTAGTAGAAAGATTTGCAATGCAATAGGTATTGATTATAGCTTATTTGATGAGTCTAAATATGACAATAAAAGTATTGCAGAGAAATCTGCTTATCAAGGTCTTATTATTCCTGATTCAGAGAAAGTGACAGAAGCGCTGACGGAAGCTATTTGTCCCAAAGGTGTTTTTATAAAACTGGACTATACTCATATTGATTGCCTTCAGAAAGATAAGTCTGCGTCTTCTTCTGCATTTCAGAAGATGGCTTCCTCTTTAATTCAATTAGTTGAGAATGGACAAATAACTCTTGATGAATCTAGGAATGAACTTGCGAAGCTTATTGATATTGATCCTGATAATCCTAGAGGTGAATTTAAAAATAATAACTCTATTTAAAATGGATAAAGCTAATAAATATAGTGGAAGAATGGGGATGCAATATAAGACATTCTCCATTTATGCTAAAGAAGTAAACTACGATAATGAAAGTCGGACCATTAGCGGTTATGCTGCGGTCTTTGGCAATAAAGATAAAGCCGGAGATATATTAATTAAAGGGTGTTTTTCAAAGAGTATTCAAGATCGGGGGCCGGAAAGTGCGGCGAATGACAAGATAATCATGTTGTGGATGCATAATATGAATGAGCCGATCGGTCGGATTACAGTTTTAAGCGAAGATGATAAAGGACTTTACTTTGAAGCTGTAATTGATGATGTTCCAAGAGGCGAACAAGCTATCAAGCAGCTTGAATCTGGAACTCTTAATCAATTTTCCATTGGATACCAATATGTATGGGAAAATTGTGAATATGATGCAGAGAAAGACGCTTTTATAGTGAAAGAAGTGAAGTTGTACGAAATTTCGGTAGTCTCTATCGGTTGTAATGGAGAAACGGAATATTTAGGATTAAAATCTATAGAGGATGCTGAAAAAGCTTATGAGGAATTAAATGCCGAAATATCTGAAGTGTGCTCAGGGATGCCCGCATCCAAGCAGCAAAAGATACAGAGAATCATATCAAAAGCAATATCACTTTCATCTTTCAAGCCGGAGAATCGAAAAGAATCATCACTTGAAGGAGAGGAAGCCGATATGCATGGCAATAAGGTAAAATCAATGTTCAAAAATTTAAAATTAAAGTAAGTATGGGAAAAGAAGCGAAAAAGATTGAGTTTAAAGACTACCTTGATACTAAAGGGCTGTCGGAAGACGAATCTAAAGTTTTCGATGTGTTTTCTAAAGGGCTTGATGGCTATATGGAAGCCCTTTTTGAGCAGTTTATGAAAGACGAAATTGATTCTAAGTCTATGAAAGAGTCAATTGAAAATGCTACGGAGTCTATTGAAGAGTTGAAGAAAGAGGTTAAAGGATTTGCAGATAGCGAATCTATCAACGAGCGTTTAAAATCTTTTGAAGAAACTATTGTACGCATTAAGGCCGCCACCGAAAAAACAAAAGGAGGAACATACAAATTAAAATCTATTGAAGACCAACTACGGGAACAGTTAAAAGCTTATATTACTGAAAAACAAAACGGTTGTTCTACAGTTGATTTGAAATCTGCATGTAAAGCATCTCCTGGCAATAAGCTAGAGTTGAATCTGGTAGTAAATACAAAAGATGCCGCAGTTATATCGTCTGGTTCTTTGGCTCCTCATTACGGTGTTGAGGTTGATCCGAATTTATCTGTAAATCCAAGATCTCAAACTGTAATTCGTAATTATGCAAGTGTTTCTGGGACTAATAGCAGATCACTTATTTATGCGGAATATGTCAGCAAGGATGGTGATGCAGCATGGGTTCCCGAAGGTGGATTGAAACCATTAATGGACGCAACTCTTGCGGAAAAAACCGTTACGGCTGCCAAAGTTGCGATTGCTGCTAAATTTACAGAAGAAACTCTTTCTGACTTTCCAAGCTTTGTGAACGAGGTGCAAACAGAAATGGTAAATAAGCTTGGTATAAAAGAAGAACAGGGGATCTTGACAGGAACTGGAACGTCCGGAGAAATAAAAGGGGTAGCTGCGGATATGCCAGCTTTCTCTTTAACAAACTTCTATATTGACAAGGCAAATATGTTTGATGCCCTTGTAGCGGCTTATTCTCAAATCGTTTCTACTAGCGAAATGGCTTATCGCCCTAACCTGGTATTGATGAATCCTTTGGATTACGCTTCAATGCAGTTGACGAAAGATGCTAATGGGCAGTATTTGAGACCATTCCGATATAACGATGAGTTGATCCAAGGATTAAGAGTTGAGACTACTACTGCAGTGGCACAAGGAGACTTCATAATGGGAGATTTCTCTTATTTGAATATTCGTGACTTGTGGGCTCTATCAATTTCTCTAGGATGGGAAAATGATGATTTCAGAAAGAATATCGTAACGGTGATTGCTGAAAAAAGATTGATGTGCTATATCAAGTCTCAGTATAAAACAGCTTTTGTAAAAGATAATTTTAATACTGTAATTGAAGGTATTACAAAATCAATTTGATTAACATATGGAAAAAGAATACAATATGAATTTGACAAAGCGTTACAAGGTAACGTTTATCAAAGATGGTACAATGTATAAAACTGGAGAGGAAGTTATGGTAGGTATGCCTCTTGCCAGCAAGTTTTATGCAGAAGGGAAAATTGAAGCGACTAGCGAATTGGTAAACGATGCTAAGGCTTTAGGGTGCGAAGAACTTTTCACTAAACGTAAAAAGATTAACTCATGATTATTGACGGCTCATATTTTACAGGTGTATTAAGTCTTGGAATCAACTTTGACACGGGTGCGGAATCTATAACGAAGAAGGCCGAACTGGATACCCTGCAATCGTATATTGATTTATATGAAAGGAAGTATCTTCGCCTTATGCTTGGCAAGAATATGAGTCGTCAGTTTATTGATTATCTATCTTCTACAAAGGATGATATGCCTCAATGGGAAGCCTTGAAGGATAAGCTGTCCGTGAAGGGAAGATCTCCTATCGCTAACTACGTATACTTTTTCTATGTGAGCAAGTGTGGTGTTAAACCTACTCCCGTTGGACCGGTGTATACTTCTGATGGCGAATTGGCAAATCCTAATTCTTTGCTTGTTTCTGCTTGGAATGATATGGTAGAAATGAACATTGATTTATGTGATTTCCTTTACGGAAACACGGAATATGAAGGCTTTGATCCGGATGCTTCTATGTTTGAATGCATAAACGCTATGGGTATATGAAATCGGTGAATGACATATTCAGAGAGATTGTAGCTGCTACGGCCGGAGAGTATGGTAAAAATATCTCATACATGTTCGGTGACTGGGATTATATAGCTTCTGAGCTTACCAAATGGAGCGATTCTCCCGCTTATAGTGCACTGAAATTCCCTATCATATGTTTATACTCTCCGTATGAGGAAGATCGTTCTGGAAAAGAACCATCCGTTAGCTTAGGATTTCTCATCTTGGTTGATACAGCGCAGGATTATACGAATGAAGAACGCGAAGAGATTTCTTTCAGAAGGGTGCTCCGCCCAATCTATGATATATTCATAAGAAAGATCAGTGAATCATCGGACTTAAAGAATAATTATAATGGAATTGTTCCTCATCGTTATGTTGAAAACTATCGATATGGGAGAAGGGGGGTAGAGGCTAATGGTAGACCATTCAGGGATTTCATTGATGCGATAGAAATAAAAGATTTAAGAATAACAATCAAAAATATTAAATGTTATGGCGATAGAACTTAGAGAATGTGCCGGTGTTGCTCAGTTTAACACCGGTACTTCAAAATGTATACTTGATCCGGGAAAGGTAAAAGCTATTATCTTGACAATGCATGGATATAACCTTCCTAAAAATGCTACAGCTGAGTCATTGCAGGCTGCTTGCCATGATGACAGACCGGCCCGTATATTCCCGATCAAGACGATTGTTGAATATGCTCCGTCTGGTGGAGAAGCCAATAAGGGAGCTACAGGATATGGACCTAATAAGGTTACGTCTTATTCAGCAAAAGACGACGTATGGACATTGGAAGATTTCGATGCGAGTCTGAAGGCTAATATCATGGCCGCAAAAGGAGTTGCTTTTGATGCCTATTTCGTGGACGAGAATAACGTTGTATACGGAATGAATGATGGCACCGAGGAACTGGCGGGAATTCCCTTGTCCGGAGTTTATCCGGGCGGTCAGGACTGGGATTCTTCCGGAACGGAGGCAAACCTGACGATTGGCACAATGTTCAAGGATTACGAAAAGTATGTGAAGAATGCCGATTATCGTGTATACAAGTTCGATGTAGTCGAGGCTTTGACGGGACTTGTTTATGTCGAGTTAGTAAAACTGGACACCGGGGAAAATAATTATAAGCTGAAAGAACATTTCGGAAATCTTGATGTCACATCTTTCTTTGGTTCGGCATTAAGCGAAGGTGCTTCTACTTGCTTTAATGGCGCAACTGCCGTTACTTATGCAAATGGTGTTCTTACGATAACTGCTTCAGGTGCGGTTTCCCTGAAATCTCCAAAGGTTCTTCAGGAAAATGGTGTTGTCGGCATTGAACAGTGGGTAGAATGAAGGTGGAGGGAGTTAACTTTGTCGATGAAGAAGTTAAGAAAATGAAGAAAAGAGAATTCATCAACAAGCATAAGACTTCTTTTTTCCTTGATAGGACAGAAACAGAAAGAGAAAATATCCTCTCTGACATATACGACAGGATTGTTAATGCCAGACCTCCTTCAGGGGATATTATTTAAAGTGGTTTGTTTTCAGGAAGGGGGAGGCGTTTGCCTTCCCTTTTCTCTTATTTGTTAAGCATATGGCTACAATTAAAGAAGCATTGGATAATGTAACCTCTCTTGTTGCGGGGGTCGAAGGAGAGATTCAGAATGTTATGGATTCGAATAAATCTCTTGTTCGGGAATTTGTGACGGAACAGCTGTATTCAGGAGTAAATGGTAATGATAAACCATTGCGTCCAGCTTATTTGAATGATCCGTGGTTTTCTACTGATGAAGCCGGAAAATGGAAGAATAATGCAAAGGGATATGCTAAAATGAAAAAGAGAATAACGAAACCGACTCCATCATTTCAAGGTTATCCGGCGCGAGACATTTATACTCCAAACCTCATTATAACAGGCGAATTCTATGATTCTATACGTGTCTCTTCGTCCTCAAGGGGATTGAAGATAGAAACGAGGGGAAGCGATATAGGACCAGATATTGAAAGAAAGTACGGAAGTGCCATATTGGGAGTAGGAGGAAAGTCCCGTGAGTACTTCCTTAAATATGTGCTTAATCCGGCGCTTAAAAACTACTTCTCAAAATTTGGCGTATTATGAGTTGTTGGTGTCAAGGTAATAAACGGCTTGCTTCTATAGAGAAAATGCGGGAAATCGCAAGAAAAGCTGCTAAAATGGAACAATCTGTGTTTGTCCTAATAGAAAAGCCGGATGGTACATATTATTTTGTCAAAGATGGAGAGGATTATGCCGGCACCTTTATTGAATACATATATCCGTAATACGACAAATAGAACAGAATTTATGCTATGTGGTCAGAAAAATTACGGGTATTATACAAAAACAAGAGGAGATATAGAACAATATAATGCTGCTGCAAAAAATAAAATAATTGTTTGTCGAATAGCAAAAACTTATTATATTTGCAGTGCGATGCAGCTTGGGGAAGCGCAGATAAGATATTAAGTATTTCCATAGAGTTGGGAGTATATAAACGGTGCCGAAAGATCCCCAAGCGTTCGGCGCCGTTTTTTTATATTCCCGTGTGTGAAAGGGCACACTACGAAAATTGTATGAATGATATTCAGATTTTCAATGATGACTTGGCATCAATCGCCTTGAAAGTAAAAGAAACAAACGAGGTTCATGTTTACGAACATCCTTTATTCGGTAAAGTTCGTATGTTTGTAGAGAACGGCAAAACTTGGTTTTGCGGAACAGACATTGCAACATCTTTAGGGTACTCCAATCCTCGTGATGCGATAGTAAGGCATTGTAAATCACATGGGGTCGTGAATCACGACGTCATAGATTCAATGGGAAGAACCCAACAAATGAAGTTCATTAGTGAAGGTAATATTTACCGTCTGACTGCTAAAAGCCAAATGCCGAAAGCCGATGAATTTGAAAGCTGGATATTCGATGATATTGTCCCTTCTGTAATGCAGACCGGAAGTTATTCTGTCAAACCATCATTACCTAAAACTTATCTTGAAGCTCTTAAAGAACTGGTGGTAGTTGTCGAGGAGAAAGAGCGCTTAGCATTAGAAAATACGACCATGAAGCCCAAGGCGGATTATTTCGACAGGCTGGTAGATAGAAACCTGCTGACTAATCTGCGTGATACGGCAAAAGAGTTGAAAATACCTCAAAACAAATTCATCTCTTTGCTATTGGAGAACAAATATGTCTATCGTGATGCAAAACGTAGATTGAAGCCTTATGCTGATCATACTCCATCTTTGTTTGAATTAAAAGATTACGAGCATAATGGACATACCGGAACGCAGTTGCTTATTACTCCAAAAGGGAAAGAGACATTTCGGTTGATGTTTAGTGCGTAAGAATTGTACAAATTAAAATGGAAGAATAATTATGGGAAAATTTCCATTCTATGAGCTGTTACATAAAATAGACGATGATAGTAATTTAGCGTGTTGTTTTAACGAAGTATTGAGAAAATTGGATGTTGTAAGGATGATTACATCTCCGTCTACATTTGAAAGAATGTCAGAGGATGTAGATCAACATTGTATTGATTTGTTTTATGAATCTTGTTTGTGGGAGATGTATTTGCATGGAGTCATATCAAAACTACATGGCTGGCAGGCTGCTATAGATAAATATTTAAAGGAATTTGAGGGCAGCTGGAAGTATTATGCCTCATATAAGCGAATAGAATCAATCAAAGAATACGGCGGGGAGGATGAGGATTATGACGACAATGGCAATATCCGGATAGTGAATCTTTCCGATAAAGACCTGGAACACTATACGATTATCGGTGATTTGATTCAGAATGACTGGCGGGATATTGTGCAAGAGACAAAGCCAGAGCACCTGGATGGGTTGCTAGCGGCCCTTCAGACTCAGGGTGAGATATCTATAACTGATATTGTTACAAAGATAACAGGTCAGGAGATTCCTGTATACAGAGAAGATGAAAAAGGTGGGATGGTTGAAATGTCTTTTGCTGATAAAGTTCTTTTGAGAATATCTAATAAAAGTAGTGCGGAAGAATTAGCTATTGTCATATTGTTTGCTTGTACTAGCATTCAATCAATAATCGAAGAGTTGAAGTCTCTTGATAAATTTAAAGATAATAACGGAAGACTTATGTCTATCTACAGGGATATAAGATGTCTATTATCTATGGATTTTAAAGAGATGAGGATAGTTAATAGTTTTTCTCAGAAGAAGTAGGGTTGATTAAATAAAAGGGTAGCTTTGTGGCTACCCTTTCCCGTCGATTGGCGTCAACTTCAGTGTCGGACCGATGTCCCCCGACTTACCTATGTTTCTCTATTCTCATTTTCACAATTCTCGGAGCCGTTGAGTTTTTAATCCTGCAATCGTTTTCCAGCTCCTTTACTCTTTCCTTCAACTGAAGGTATTCGTCTGTCAGTAATACAAGTCTTTGAAGTAATATTTCGTATAAGTCCATAACTTTTTATTTTTCGTGATTCGTGTATTCGTATGTATTTTGATGTAGATGTGGCCGTCCGGCATTGGAACGGACCGCGATAAATGTGTAATGTGATTTGGCTATACTATCCTAGCCAGCTTCCCGTCAGAAGGTTTTCCGCCAAACAGGTGGTTCAAATAAGCCAATCCCTTCTGGGTGACAAGAACCTTAGTGACGACAAATCCCGGATGGTTGGTGCGCTCGATGAACTTCTCTTTCATCTCGAAGTAGCCGGCATCGATGAACCTCTGCTTGGGCTCATTGCGGTTGGCGAAGAATATTCCCGCCTTTCTTAGCTTGTCGAACAGCGTATTGCGCCCAAATCCGAGTTTCAGTATCTTGGCGGACATTCCTATGTCTACTTTGTCGTCAGTGGCGAATGCCGCGTCTGCGAAGTCTGCCTTTGGTTGGAGCTTGGCGTTTTGCTGCTCCAACTGTTTCTTCTCCTGCGCCAGCCGTTGCTTTTCCTCTTCCGATGATACGAGGGCTTTCAGGGCTTCGAGGTAGGTTTGGGGAGTTTGAGGTTTGCGCTTCTCTAGTTCGAGTTGTTCCCAGCGATCAATAATCTTCTCACGGAGTACTGCGTCGTAGCCGGAGGCGAGGATCAGGCAGCCTTTCTTGGTGAGTTCGAAGCAGGGGAGTTCTTTGTATCCTCCTCTTGGCTGTGGCTGCTTGTAGAATGACTCCTCAAAATTGAGGTGTGATACTCCCTGCTTAAGTAAACTGCGGATATCACGAACTATATTGTCGTGACGCTTCCCTGTGAGTTCTGCTATTTCAAGCGAACTCATTCTATCCGTCTCGTGGATTAACGTCGCCATCAAACTACTGTTATTCGTCCGATGATGATTGTCGATATTGTTAAGCATAAACAATAAAAAAAGGTATATTGCCTTTCCCGCTGCTTAACACATATCGACTATGCTGTGGTTCCATTACAGTTCCACACGGGGGTACAATATACCTCAATATTTTAAATACAAGCATAAAAAATGCCTGCATAAGAATGCAAGCTCCGCCTGCACAGTCGATTTAAATATGTTAAGCACCGCAAACGTACAAACTATTTTTGAAAAAAGCAAGAAAAAACAACTTTTTTACGTTCAAAGTAAAGATATATGCTGATTTTCTTGCATTTATAAAGAGTTGTCCGTTATTTTGTCATATTGTATAATATAAAAACACATAATTATGAAAGTATTATTATTTTCATTTTTAGCAATATTTGTTTTTTCGAGTTGTAACAAGTCATATAAATATGTAGAAATAGTAAAAGAAAGATCTATATTGAGTAGCTCTTATAATGAAAAAGAAAAGGAAGCAAAAAATATAATGGCTAAAAATGATTCTATAGCATACTTAGAAGCATATAAAAAATTCTGTATATCGTTAAAGGTCTCGAAAGAAATGAAAGATGCCGGAATGGAATTTGCTAGTATACCAATAAGATTTTCATTATACGACGATAAGGGAAAAGAGATTAAAGTTTATATTGATAATAAGACACTTGATGAAGTAGAGAAACAAATAGCTTCTTTGGGGAGTGGTATAAAAGAAACATCTCCCAATTATAGTCAAAAAGCACAAAATCTCATTGATTCAATAAAAATAAAAGAGCTTACTCCACTATTCTCTTTTAAAAAAGATGAGTTTGACCCAAAAGGCTTAACATGGATAGAGCCTAATTCCGCACCTAAATATACAAACCAGAATGGTATATATTGCTATTTTCAAAAAGATATCGACGGTGTATCAAATTTTAGGATTAGGATACAATATTATGCAGAAGATTGGCTGTTTATTCGTAAATATCAATTTTCTATAGATGGGAAAGCTTATGAATTTATACCCAATAATGTTGAAACTGATCATGACTCGAATATATGGGAATGGTGTGATGAAAAAATAACAGATACTACTATTGAGATAGTAAAAGCTTTGTCAATTTCTAAAAGTGCAAAAATTAAATTTGTAGGGAGACAATATCACGACATAAGAACCATTACTAAAAGAGAAATAAAAGGAATAAAAGACGCATTAGATTTATATATTGCAATGGGAGGAGCTTTATAAAAAATGCAACTAAAAAACATAATTATGAAAAACTTTCTATTTATATTACTGGCTTTATTATTCATATCATGTTCTAAAGATAAGGATAAAAACGTCTCTTTTGAATTTATTGGTGATTACTATTTGAAGAGTTGTTTTACAGACACTAAATTTTATTCAAATGCAGAAGGGGGATGTGAAATAACAAATTCAGGAAATCGTATAAATATTAGCTTCGATGTTGATAAGGGTAGTAACAACCATGTTTCTTTTGATGGCTATATTAAAGGGGATCAAGTGATAACGTTAGATGGAGAAAACTTTGGCAAAATTTGGGAAGCATCATTAGGTGTATACATAGACCAAGTTGATGGCACTACATACGAATTTTGGAGATCTTCATATGTAAATTCGGGTAGTTCTTCTTCCGGAAGATGTCAGGCTATAACACAAAAAGGCACTCAATGTAAACGTAAAGCTAGCAAAGGGAGTATATATTGCTGGCAACATAAATATAATCATTAATCCACTCCTAACCAGTTTCCCGCCCTTCTAAAGATGGGCGGTTTTTATTTGTGTTATTATAATTGCTCGTAATCATATTGATCTAAGTGATAAAGCTGGTGCTCTTGATAGTGAAGATGTAGGTGCTGTAACTGTTAATAATCTAAATATTACTTAAAATAATGGTGCTAGTGATCAAACAAGTGCTGTTGTTTGGTGTTGTTGTTGTATATTTGTGCAGTTAACTTATAAGTTAATTATGAAAGAAATAGAATATACTATTGAATTATTTGAAGAATATGACAACATTAACTTCTATACAATCAGATTTAAAGGTGATGTGTATACAGAGGCTGAAAAGTTTCTGCTTAAATTCCCAGAAGGATGTGAATTTGATAAAGATATAGATGTTATATTGTCGTGGTTAGAAAAAATATCAGAGAAAGGAGCGTTAGAAAGATATTTTAAGCCAGAAGGTAGATATGGAGATGGAGTATGTGCTATCCCGATAGAGATTGGAAATAATATAAGGCTATATTGTTTGAGATTATCCGATAATATGTTGATTATAGGAAATGGCGATGTAAAGGATGCTAATTCTTGGCAAGATAGTCCAATATTATCAAGGTATGTTCAATTATTAATTGAAACAAGTCGGTTTATTAATTCTCGAAAACAAAACGATCAGATTCGTTATAAAAATAAAATATTAGAAGGAAACTTAAGATTTAAAACGCATGAAAAAGAATAGTTTGTTTGAAGCAAGAAGAAAACGTATTTCAAATGAAACTAGAGAATTTATATCTTTTTCATTTGAAATAGTTGATAGGATTCATGAAATTCTAGAATCCAAAGGGTTAAAGCAAAAAGATTTAGCGACTTTATTGGGTAAATCTGATGCTGAAATTAGTAAATGGATGAGAGGTACTCATAATTTTACAATTAATACAATAAAGTCTATTGAGAATGTATTAAAAGAGCCTATAATAGAAGTAATTTCAAAGAAGGAGCCGATTATAGTAATGTTTCCTATTTCTGTTGACTCTATGAATATTCCTTCGAAAGGGAAGCATTCTTCAAGTAATTATAATGATTTTAAATTTAAATCAGAATCGCTTTGATATGGAAAAGAAATTGCAGGTGCGCATTGTCTCAATAAAAGAAGATAGTTTTAGTGTTGATTATGATAGGCTTCCTGAAACTAAAGAAGATTGCGAGAAAAACGTGTCTCCTTATTTTGGGATCAGTATGAGTGTAAATGAAGAAAAATCATATTTAACGGCTCATGCACAAGTAAAATATATATTAACTGATAATTCACAAGATGTTGATATAGTGTCATTAAAGTATTCTTATACATTGCGTATAAGTGATATTTATGACATTATTAAATATCCAAACGAAAAAGATAAAACGACATTTGAAGTTCAAAATAAATTTATTGAAAAGTTTGTTCCTGATGTCTTTGCTACAGGAAGAGCTTTATTGGCTCCGAAGCTTATGAATACCGTATTATCTGATTTCTATTTACCTTTTGGTGGAGAACAGGATATATTGAGGAGAATAAAAGAGAATAGAGTAACTAAAGATAAGGCGGACTAACATCCGCCTTTCTTTTTGCCAGCCTCTCTTATCTTTATTCATTCTAAATAGCTTGCAAATATCCTCAAATCTTTCTATATTTGTGCGGAAACCGTGTCAAGTGGCCCGGTACTTAATTCGAACGTTATGGCAAATGAATTAAAAATCACGGATGTAGTCGATCAAAAAGCTTTTGATCAGTTGCGAAACTTTAAGGCGGAATTAAACGAAAATTACTCAATCTACAAGAAGCTTGCTCTAGAATTAGCCGGTGGAGTTAAAATAAATCCTAAAACATTCCAAGAATTATCTGATAAATCGACTCTTTATAATAAAACACTAAATGATCTTATTGTTACTCAGAATAGGATGGCTGCTATTCAGGAAAAATACAATAAGACTTTGGAGGATTATGGGAATAAGATAAATAAATTATTGACCCTTAATACTCTTCCTAAGCAATTTGACGATTTAGTTAAAGGGATAAATAAGATATCTAGCTCTCTGGATACGCTTTCTTCTAAATTTCAAAACACTTCTTCCGCCCAAAGTTCAGCCTCTCAGGCAAACCAATCGTACACCCAATCTACTAATCAATTAAATAAGGCGATAGCAACCACTGAGATTAGATATGCTGAAATTGTAGATAACATATTAGCTTATGATAGTAATGTTACCAAATTAACAGCAGATACTATTCAGAATAAAATTAGAATAAAAGAACTGGGAGATGAACTCAAACGGTTAGATAAAGAATACAAGAATGGAAGTATTAGTTTAACCGACTACCTAAATAAATCTGCCTTACTAAAGCAGCGTCAAACGGAGCTTTCGGAGCAAAACAAGCAGTATTCAAACTTAATGAGAAATCATGCTGCTGTTATTATTTCTGCATCTAGCAGCTACAACGAAATGAATGCTGCGGTATTGGCTCTTGAAAAACGGCTGAAATCTATGCCTAAAGATTCATTTTTAGGTTCTGAAGGACAAAAGACATTGCAGCAAATACAGACGCTGAAGAATGAATTAAAGAGCATGGATGCTCAGATGGGAAATTATCAACGTAACGTTGGTAATTATGCTTCTCATTGGAATGGTTTAGGTATGTCTGTTCAGCAAGTCGCACGTGAGTTGCCATCTCTTGCTGTTGGTTGGAATACGTTTTTTCTCGCAATATCTAATAACCTTCCTATTTTAGCAGATGAGATTAAAAAGGCAAGAATAGAGTACCAAGCAATGCAAGAAGCTGGGCAGAAAGGTATTCCTGTGTGGAGACAAATTGCAAAATCAATCTTTAGTTGGCAAACCGCCTTAGTTGTAGGGATTACTTTGCTTTCTGTATATGGGAAGGATATAATGGATTGGATAGGTAGTTTGTTTAAGGGTAAGAGAGCGGTAGATGATATTGTTTCTGCTGAAAGAATGTGGGTAAACGCATTAAAAGAAGGAAGATCTGCTTCTATCAAAGAAAGAACAGAATTAGATCTTTTGTACAAAGCAACACAAGATGCATCGCGATCTATGCAAGAAAGAAATGCAGCAGTTGATGAATTGCAAAAGAAATTTCCTGGATATTTTGAAAATATAAGCAAGGAGGATTTTTTAGCTGGAAAAGCTGCTGATGCCTATGCTAGATTAACAGAACAAATTCTAAAAACTGCACAAGCAAGAGCTATACAAGATAAACTGGTAGAAAGATCTAAAGAACAGTTAGAATATGAAGATCAATTAAATAATTTATTTTATGAACGTAGTGTTTTAAATGATAAAATGAGAGATGCGGAAAGAAGACTGGCTAAAGGTCCAGCTGCTGCAACCAATGCCGCTAGAGATATTTATGATCTAGGGAAAGAAGCGGCTGATTTAGATGAAAAAATATCGGAAATGCAAAATAAATTAAGAGAGAATGAAAGACAAACTATTAAACTTGAAAATAAACTAAATGTAGATGATCTGTTGAATCCTTTAGGAAAAACTGGAGATAAAAGCAAAAAATCTGCTGATGAACTAGCTAAATACCAAGAAGACATCGCCAAACGTCTTTCCGAAACCCGTATTTCTCTTATAGATGATGAGTATGAGAAAGAAAGGCAGACGGCTCAAAAGAAGTATGAAGAAAATATAGCATCCATCAAAGGAAATTCGGAGGAAGAAAATGAATTGAGAAGAAATTACGAACAGATACTTCAAGATGAATTGCTGGCGATAGATAAGAATTACTTAGATAAAAAAGATGAAGAAGAAAGAAAAAGGATTGAAAGCCTTGCGAAATATGAGATGGATGATAAAAAGAATAAATATGCCGATGAATCCATTAAGAGTTCAAGAAATATGCAAAGAGATATTCGCGAACAGGCCGCATTATACGAACAAGGTATAATCAATAAAAAGGAATACGAAAAGAGAAAGGCCCAAATAACGCAAGATTATGCGATAATAGAGACTAAGCGTACTATGGCACTTCTGCAAGAATTGATTAATGTACAAGGCATATCAGATGAAGAAAGATTAAGGCTGAAAGAAGCCCTTGCTGAAGAGGAAATAAAGCTTATAGAAAAGGTTAGAGATGCTCACACTAAAGCAAGGGATGAAGAAAATGAAAGTGATAAAAAATATTGGGCAGATATTCAATCATCAATAGATAACCTGAAGAATGTTAGTGATGACGCAGTTGATGGGCTAGGCACGCTGTTTGGAGGAATAACGGAGTTAATCCTGAAGATGGTAAAAGATGGTAAATTGGGATTGGAAGATCTTCTGGCCAGTGCTGCTGCTATATCTGAAGGATTATCAACTATGGTTATAGGTATGTATGATCGGCAAATAGAAAAAATCGAAGAACAACAGGAAAAGAATGAAGAAGCTGGAGAAGAAGAGAAGGAGCGTATTGAGGATCTAGTGAATAGCGGAGTTATTTCTACAGAAGAAGGTGAAGCTAGAAAGCGTGCTGCTGAGCAAAGGACTGCTGATAAAAATAAAGAGCTAGAAAAGCAAAAGGCGGAAATTCAGCAGAAGCAGGCAAAATGGGATAAGGCTAATTCTATCATACAGGCAACTATTGCAACTTCCTTGGCGGTAACTAAAGCATTGCCGAATTTTGTTGTTGCTGCTATAGTTGCCGCAATGGGAGCCGCTCAAATAGCCATGATCGCAGCCCAGCCCATCCCGAAATACGCAAAGGGAACAAAGGACAAATCTCACCCGGGAGGTTTGGCTATTGTCGGTGATGGCGGCAAGCGAGAGGTTATTCTTACGGATAGCGGAGCTTATATCACCCCATCTGTTCCTACTTTGGTTGATATGCCTAAGCATGCAGAGGTTATTCCGGATGTAGTTGACTATAAAAAAATGGCTCTTCGTTCTGACGCAATGATGCTTGATAAGATGAGGCGTGACAAAGGGGAACCGGTTATTGTCAATGTAAACAATGACTATAAAAATCTAGAACGAAAAATGGATGTGACTAATCAAGGAATGTCAAACTTGAATAAGACATTGCGAAAGATGGCCCGTTCCGCAGAATATCGTTATCTTGATAGTAGATTGTAAAGATTTAAAGTTAAACATTTATATATTTAATTCTTATGGAAAAAGTAACCTTAAAAGTCGAGTTGGAAAGAGACGATATATCGGCAATGTTTCGTCTTTCTGGTGAAAAATTAACGGATGAACTGTGGGATAAAATGAAAGATGCGGAATGCACGGTGGAAGATGAAGATCTGGAGGATCAGTCCGCAATGTTTAGGATAATGTTTAGTGCAATTGCTATAAAGAAATTATTGCAAGAGGATCGCTCTAAAATAACGAAAGATCAATCAGATCATAAACCTTTCAAAAGCCGTTTTTCAACAATAATGGAGAAGCAGCAGCAACAGAGAGAAGAACTAAGGAGAATAAAAGAGGAAAGGGACAAGGGTATATAAAGATGAAAACATTTATAATAATATTGATAGGAATAATGTTAACCTATCTTACATGTGTGGGTATTTATAACGAATGGGACTTTATTTCAAGCGTGGCCCCAACAGAATTTGCAAAAAGAGTAGGTACTGCATTGATACTTTTTCTTATATATAGCGCCTTCTCTTGGATTGTAATAACAGGAATAATTGAATCATAAATATGCTATACAATGATCTGGACAAAATTCCCCTAGACATCTTCATTGATGTCTTCTTAGGAGAAAAGAGAAAACTCATAATAGATGGCAACCATTCAGAAGAAGAGTTGGAAGAGCAAGCCTCCATGCTGATATCTGAATACATTGAAATTGTAGGCGGTACTTCTGTTTCTGCTGAAATTCTGAAGAAGAGCAATATGATCAATCTTCATATAAAAGTTGAATGTATGAGGATTGCGGAACTGATGGCAAATCGGGGAGAATGGGATGAAGTGGTTAATATCTTAAGATCCTTTGGATATCAGCTATTCCCGTCTGAACATGAAAAAATTAGAAAGCGGATATCGGCTATAATGTCGCAGAGCCGTTATTTAATAGAAAGCTATAACAGCAAAAAGGCAGAAGAGCAATCTTCCAATATGGACAAAAATTACTTTGCCAGGGAAAGAGTTATGGTCATGGCTCACTTTGGTATGCAAATCCGCAAGAATGAGATTACTGCCAAGGAATACGCATTTATGGTCAAGCGTATGTGCGATGATGTAAAATCAATAAAACGTAAGTAACCATGTATTTTAGATGCCAGATTTTAATAAATGGAATATCCTACGAGGCAACGGATGATCTCAAGAACTGGGATGATTTCGAACTTGCTTATAAGAGAAGTAATTATGACGGAGTACTTCGTTCTTTTAGCACTAAATTTGAACTTGTAAACCGGTCTTATAGTTTGCTGAAGGAAGAATATTCAAAGAATTATCTTTCTTCCAGTGCCGGTATAGCTTTTTATAAACGAAACAATAGCTGGAACTGGGATAAGGTGTTTCAATGCGCTTTAGATTTTTCCTCTTATTCGGACGATGGGTATACAATCTCCATTAATGCGATTGATGATACGCTGGCCGCCATCATTAAAGCTAAGAGAAATATACAATATGAGTATCTTGTATCCGAATTAGGCCCAAAATCGCTTTACTATGATGGGCTGAAGTCTCAATATGAAGCCAAATATATATCAGGGGGGGCTACTGTAGAGAATGATGCTGATCTTCAGTATGTGCAATATTATGGAGTATTAATCCCTGATAGTAAACAAGAATCAGTTACGGTGAGTCTTCCGGTGTATGTATTGGACAATAGCGAGCTTCCTAAATTAAATTCTCCCTTAGTGTTTACAGATGAGCCATTTGTGACAGATGGGAGCTTTCAGACCTTTGCGGAAGCGCTTTCGGATATTAAAGTTACAGTAAATTTGTCATTTTCTTTTTATGTTATTGGTGATAATCAACAAGGCACTGCTTATGGCGATGTGGTATTATATGTAAAAAAGGCAAATGGTGAACTTGTTCAGCAAGGGATATGGAGACATATTGCGGGAAACATGCCAACCATTGTTAGTTCGCAAAAGGATATAGATCTTTATGCTGGTGATTTTATAGGAATAAGTTTAGTATTATCTAATTCGGCTAAACCGATAACAATGACATGGACTACTTATCTGAGAGACTTCTCTTTATCTGTAAATTTCCAATCCCGTATCAGTCCTGTCAATATAGACGTCCTTCTTTTGACCACTGTTGCAGAAAAGCTCCTTGAAAGCATGACGGACAGCAGTGATTATAGCGTGGAGATAAACAATTATGTGCCTGGAGGAATCACCCGTAGTCGGCTTTCTTCGTGTTTTATAATGCCGGCTGAAAGCGCAAGGAATCTCCCTAATGCAAAACTGTATACCTCTTATAAGAAATTCTGTGAATTCATGGAATCTGAATTTGGTTACGTTCCGGTTATAGAAGGGAATAAAGTTACCTTCGCTCATAGATATGCATTATTTGATGATTATGTCGTAAAAGACCTTTCAGATCAGATAAACGATTATGAATATAGTGTAAATTCGTCTCTAATTTATACCTCTGTGAAGGTCGGATATGACAAGCAGGATTATGACAGCATTAACGGTCGTGATGAGTTTCGGTTTACAAACGAGTTTTCGACAGGGTTGAAACTAACGGATAATACGCTTTCTCTTATTAGCCCTTATCGGGCGGATGCGTATGGAATAGAGTTTCTTGTCCAAAAAAGAGGGGAGGATACCACCGATAATGACAGCGATAATGATGTATTTATCGTGGGATGTAAATTTGCTACTTCGGCAGGGAAGGGGGATCTGTTATTAGACCGTCCATACAATACCGGTCAGTTGTCGGGATTAATCAGTCCTGATACGATGTTCAATATAGAATATTCTCCTCGCTTTATGCTGGAAGAAAATAAGCAATATATAGGCTCTTGTACCAATATGCTTAAATTTACTTCTTCGGATGGTAATAGTGACGTCTCAATAGATGGAGTAAAGGAAACGGATGATTTCCTTATCGAGAACCGCTTATTTACTGTCGGAGAAGTAGACGTCGAGACGAGTGAAGTAGACATCCCTTCCAATTTATCCGGATTAATCTCTTTTGATCATAATGGAGAGACTGTCTCCGGATATATCAAAGAAGTGAAGATTAATATTGGAAAGACAGAGTCTATAAAATATTCACTGATAGTAAAAGAGATAAAAAGCTGATAAGTTATTGCTATTATCACGATAATTAGTATATTTGCATTGCAGTGTCAAGTGGCACTTAACCCATAAAGAACGAAAAGACCATATGATTAAAATCGGTGACATCTGTCCATTGTTCTTTTCTCCCTTAAAGAACAAATTCCAACAGGATATAGACTATATCCAACGTTTCCATGTTAATGATAGAATTTTAATTCAAATCTTTTCTAATGATGCCAGCCATGCGGTAAGAGCTCATCTTTATAATTTGGTATCAGGCGTACAAACAGCTATTTCTCTTTCCGAATATGAAGTGAATGATACGGTAAAGATGTATTATTCAGCAATTACCGGACTTTCTGATTCGGTATACGCTCTTGAGGTATCGGATGCTTCCGGTAATTTCCAATCTACAAGTGAGCCGTTTTCGATTTGTTCAGATAGTCTCCTTCTTGAAGAGACTTGCCTTATAAAATATTCTCATAAAGACAATAATTCTCCTTTTGATAATATATTCTGGGTTGGAGAAACTCAGCTGTTTTTTGAATTCAGAATAGAAGGAGGATTTAAGCCGAATAGTTATTCTCCAAAAGTTGAAAATGAGCAATTCCGAAACCAAAAGCAGGAAATTATAGAATTGTATTCAGTTCCGTATGATACGTTCGCATTGTCATGTGGTAATTCTTCTGGTATTCCTTATTGGTTCATTCAGTTTATAAATAAGGTTTTATGCCTTTCTGACTTTTGTGTAAATGGTGTCGCTTATGTGCGTTCGGGGAATTCTGTCCCTGAAGTGACTCAGATATCTGAGGATAGCCAAATGTTTTGGGCTTCGGTTTTATTGGAAAAAAGAGAGAATAATCTTTCCGGATTGGGAGGTATACCGGGCGGATCATCAGCGATCAATCTTGTTGGATTTAATATAAATAATCCCAAAGAAGGAGAAATGCTACAATATGATTCTTCCCAATTGGCTTTTGTAAATACTGATAAAATTGAAGTGTAATGAAGAAGAAGGTAACAAAAGAGTTGTGGTATGGAAGTGAGATAGACAAGGATGGCAATCCGGTATATCCTCCGTTGGCACCTTCTGAAGAAAGGCATTTAGAAGGATTGAATCAAGGGGAAGTATATATACATAATAGAGATGAAGATCCTAAAATTGTCATTGTGACCGATAAGGGTAATGTAAAAGAAATAGGTGGAGATGGTGAAGCACTAGAGAAAAAATATATACGAAAGGATCAACCGGATGGTACCGATTTCTTGCTGAGTGCTAACGGTGGCCTTGTAGTGCGTGGCGGAGAGTTGATAGAAGAAATTGAAGATTCATTGATTGAAGAATTAGAATAATATGGCAATACTAAGTAACGGTAAGTTCTACGGATTTCTTTGTTCTGTGAAAGCGACAGGACGTAAGTTGTCAAACGGCGTTAAAGAATACGTCGAAGACTTCGTGTCCGGATTTGCCGGTCATGGATGGAAGCTGTGGGAGTATATCAAGGGCAAATGGAAGCTGGAGATAGACAGTCTTGTTGTTCGCGAGACAATGGTCGTTTTTGAGCTCCTCATTCAGAAGATCCGCGCGGTGAAGGGTGCACTGGGCATCACTCAGGCATGCGGTCGTATAAAGACTGCCACGCTGGATGAGTCGGGGCAGAACTGGCTGGTGACTATCGAGGATGAGATGTCTTTTGTCGCACACGATTTCATCCGGTGTCAGGATTGGACGAATGGTACCCTTAAAGGCTATTGGGTCGAGATATCTGAAATACGCAAGATTGACGGTGTTGATACAATCGTCATACCCGTTAGTGATTTTACCGGTGGTATAGGTTACACAGACGGAATGGAGGCTGTCGATCCGGACTTGTCTGGCATGACGACTCCGGCCATCGGTGATGAGATTGTCCAGTTCGGTAACTCGAAGGATGTAAATCGTCAGAGTGCGATCTATCTGCATGCCGATGAAGGTGGACAGCCTGCAATCGATATTCTGTTTGGTATCAACAGCAAGAGTTTTGCCGGTTGTACGAAAATCCGTATGGGCGGAGAGCTTCCTGGAACGGACGGTCTTAAAGGTTTCTACTGCGAAAACGGCATGATCAAAGGGACGGATTCTACTGGACATGTTGTTTACTGCATCTATCCTGACGGAACCGCAGAGTTTGGAGACGGATCAGCGAAGTTTGCTACGGATAAATCCGGATATATAGCCGGAGGTGCCATTTCGTGGCATTGGGACGCGTCGAAAAACAAATATGTATGCTCCATGAAAGGAGTGGTCCTTACATGGGATAATCTGGACGAGGAGACAAAGGAGAATCTCAAGGGTGAACCGGGTAAAGACGGGCTTAGTATTACGTGGAAAGGGGATTTATCAAGTGCTCCGTCTAATCCAGAGAAAAACTGGGCATATCGTAATACCAGCAATGGTATTGTCTACATCTATAACGGAAGCGCTTGGGAGTTGATGGTTGCGGATGGCCAAGACGGAACAGATGGTACTGACGGCACAGATGGCCTGAGCGTTTTCGTTACATACCATGACAGCGAAGATGAACCATCTCGTCCGACCGGAAGCGGGACAAGCGGAGGATGGCATACTAACGCTACAAAAGATGTTGTCTGGATTTCTCAGAAGGTCGCTTCAAGCGCTTCTTCCGGCATATGGGGTGATCCTATACGATTCAAGGGATTGCCGGGTAAATATACGGAGCTACGGTATAAGTATGCTTTCGGAAAGCCTGCTACGCCTACCGGTACAAATCCGGCAGGATGGTCCCTTTCTCCGGATCGGGAGGATATTACCTTCTCTTATTCCGGTGACTTTACAAAAGATGGTGATTACTATGTCTCTCCATCTCCTACATCCCATTCTTCGACATATAAGCAAAGGATATCTTTTACAACAAGAAGAGCCAATCAGATGATACATATAGAGATTGATGTATCATCTGAGCAGAACTACGACAAGGGTATTGTAGAAATTCTTGATACAGTCTACAGCAGTTCCAACGAACATGCCTGGGTGGGAAGTGGAGTAGCCAGTGCCGTGGTAGATATTGCGGTTCCTACATCTGGCAGCCACTTTGTGGAAATCGTATATACGAAAGACGGCAGTGGAAGCAGTAACGAGGACAGGGTAAAGTTCCGCATGCTCGATCCTATTACCTGTTGGTATTCCACCGCGGTGATTGATGGTGAAACGACTCCTTCCTGGAGCGAACCTGTCATATTCCCGACAGACTCCAAGACCGAGGAGCAGGTCTACCTGCTTGCTAAGTCTAAGCGGGATGTTATTGACCTCCCGACATCCAACGAATACGTTAATGAATACATTGGCGATGCTCCTGAATACAGTAGCTCAAAATTCTATTCGGCAGGTAACATAGTAAAATACAATAATGTATACAAGGTAGCTATTCAGGCGCATTCGGGGATTGCTCCGACCAATGAAGCATACTGGGAAGATGTGCTCTGGTGGGTGGATAATCCTCGTGGAGCATCGGAAACTTATCCTTATGAGTACACTTGTGAACGTACTCTACAGGATGGAAAGTGGGGAGAGTATAAGAACTATCGTCTCTTTGGTCATTACGGAAAAGACGGCGAACCGGGTGAACCTGGTACTCCGGGAGAGGATGCAAATCTCCTTCCCTGGGTAGAAGATTGGAACAATAATAAAACAGAAATAGGTGGAGAATACCTTATTTCACCTAAGATATTTTCTGGAACCAAGGATAGCAATGGGAAACTGACCGGAGTCGCGTTAGGAAGAGACTGTGTAACTGTTGATGGAGAAAAAAAGACAGGGATTTTTGCTCTTGATCAGGACGATCTTATGCTTGAACTCGACCCTTTGAATAAGAGGTATGTGTTCCGGGGTACAAATATTATCGGTTCTCCTGATGGGCAGAGGGTAGTTATCAGTCCAGACAGCAAGGATATTAAAATATTTGATGATAGCAACAAAAATGTCCTACGTATTGATGGGGCCAGCAAGGATTCGCTAAATGATTTATTTAGCCAAAATATTCCTACGATTAATATCAAAAACATTCCAGCATCTGTTCCAAGTCAGGAAAGAGAATACATGGTGGATATTGCTGATCCTATTTATGTGACTGGAAATGTAGCACTTGATGGACGATTTTTTGGTGGCTATACTAGTTCTTCTCCTAATACCATATTTGTTGAGATAATTCTTAAAACATATAGCGATAGTTCATTGCAAAATATTATATATGCAGATTATCTATATTCAAAGGTAGTATCATACACAACTGAACATAGCTTTGATGATGAAATGTTTACAGGATTTTTGGTAAGCGGGTATAATGTATTGTCTTTAAGACTAGCTATGTCTTATCAATATTCTCATAGTTTCTCAATAAATAATATGTCCATTACGCCTGTGGTAAATGAGTACTTATCCTCACTTTTTGCAAATGGAATATCATTAGGAACTTCTTCAAAAAATCTTTTTTCTGTAATGAACAGAAGAGTGAATGGTATCAACTCGATACAAGCAATTTTATCAGATGGTACATCGGGGCTGAGATTGGATAGCAATGGTTTGCAATCGTTGAGAAATGGTCGCTGGGGAATGGTACCTTCTATAATTTGTTATGGAAGGGCATATTCTACGCCTTCAAATGCTTATATAAGAAGATGTAAAAGTTATAACGGTGACATTCCAACTATAACTAGAATGTCATCAACATTGGGATATTTAAGAATGAATATTCCTTCTTCATGGACTTCTGATGGATTTAGCGAAAGTACTGTTCAAATCATGTTAACAGGATATGGACAATCTGCAAATGGTTCCGCTTCGAATATGAGTGAATTTCTGATCAAAGCAACTGTACTTTCTGTAACTTCTAGTTATGTGTATATCGGATTATCAGATGATGATACGGGAAATGATGGAGAATTTTATTTTGAAATGAAATGGCTTTAAAAAAAATAGATATATGCGAGTAAAAGGAACGATAATCAAAGCAGTCATCTCCATCGACCTTCCTTCTGGATTGACGATGGACGATATAGACTTCTCATGCCGCTTCTTTGTCTATTACTGTTCGAATGCGTCACAGATAATAAAGAAGTCTGAGATGATCCGCGTCAACGAGAATAGCTACACCTGCTACATAGACACAAAGATAATCGGTACGGGTGAAATATGGCTTGAGACTACGGCTTATCTCCCTGACTCTGATTACGAAATCGGTACAAGAGTAGAGATCGACAAGATAAATACTGGCATAAAGACGGTGTGACATGGGATGCATATCTGTACATATAGAGGCGATTAAGGGCATTGGAAATGTATCGGTCAAGGCTGATGAGATGAAGGTTTCCGCTTCGGCAACGGGCATGAAGGTGTCGATAGGAGTTGTCTGTGATGTTGGTAAGCAGGCTTATTTAAAGGTGGACCCTGAATATATATGGCTGATGCCTTCGAATAACTTTTTGGATAACGTCGATGTGTTGTCCAATGTAGTATGGCAGGCTGTACAGGAAGAATGATATAGTTAATTGAATTGTTTTATTTAAATGTTGTATTATGGCAAAACCTAGTTGGTTAAAATTAAATCCGTCTACCGGATCTGGTAACGGAACAATTGCGAATAGCGCGGACGCTCATACTGGGCGTACAGCTCGTACTGGTACAGTAACGGTTACCGGTGTTGGTGTTTCCACTCCTTCAACTTATAAGGTGACTCAATCTCCGAAATCTGAGTTTGCTTCTTTTGATAACGGTTCGGAAATGTCTGCTCCCAAGACAGCGGGTACTGTGACCGTAGAGGGTAAAACAAACTCTTCGAAATTGACGTTTGCATGGGCGGGGAGTGTAGTTGATGTTACCTTGCCTGCAAAGTATAATGCCAATGGAACGCAGACTAACAATGCGGCTACTATCTCTGGTGATCCGGGAGCTACCGCAGAGTTTCCCTTTTCTATTGAATTGGAATTTCCTAAAAATGATACTATCGAAGAGGTCGTTAGAACCTTAAAGGTGACGGCCAATGGCGGACAAGCTGCTCAGATTGCTATCAAACAGGCTGCCGGTGATGCTACATTGTCTGTTTCTCCGGCTGAGATTACTATTCCTCAGAGTGGATCTGCTGTATCCGTTAATGTTACGTCTAACACTTCTTGGACTGCTGCGTAATGAGCATACAGATTCCTTGGAAAGAAGGAGAAGGCAACATCGTTATCACTCCCGGTTCCAATGGGACCGCAAGCGCATCAAGCGATGTTGCCAATGAAGGACTCGACAGGGAGCAGACTGTTGTGTTTAGGACAACTAATAGTGGAGTACAGGCATCTGTCTCCACTACCATCTCGCAAATAGGAAAGAGGCAGGCGTTTGCTGTTGCTGAAGGTCGTTTCTTTCTTTCGGATGGAAGTACGTTTAATGTGATTAAAAAAGAGTTTGCATGAGTGATTATAATAGCGGATTTACAGGGGATAGAGTTGTAGAATTGCTAAACATGATTCCCAATTTGGCAAAGGCAGATTTGTCTAATGCTATGACTGTATCGTTAGGTAAGAATGGATATGCTAAGTTTAACAATGGGTTCTTAATTCAGTGGGGATACATATCAAGTTCCAGTAATAATACTTATGTATATTTGCCGCTATCATTTTATAATGCCAATTATGCTCCTGTGATTACCTACTATGAACCGGGTAACGGTATGAATGTTGTTGCCGGCCTTGTAATATCGACGGGTACAAGCAGCTTCAGAGTTCGTAGTAGATATACCGTTGGGGATAGTAATGGTACTGGCGCGGGAACTAATCCTTTTTATTGGATAGCCGTTGGGAGTTGGAAATAAATAATATTATGGCAAAATATTGGAAACAAGGATTCTACGATGAGCTGCAAGAAGGCTCAGTAGAGATAACGGAGGAGTATTGGCAGGAGCTGCTGAACGGTCAGTCATCCGGAAAGGAAATAAAGGAGAGCGAAAGCGGCTATCCCGTATTGGTTGATCATGAGTATACCCTTGATGAACTAAAAGAGAAGAAGATAGCGGACATTAATGCTTATGACAAGTCAGACGCAGTAAACTCTTTCACCCTTGCCGGCAAAGATATGTGGTTAAACAAAGAGGACCGCGTAGGTCTTGTTAACTCAATCAATATTGAGAAGCAGGCCGGAAGACTGGATACGGTTTTATGGTTTGATGCGGTAAAGTATACGATACCTATATCAAGCGCTCTCCTCATGCTTAACTCGTTAGAGCTGTATGCTCTTGATTGCTACAATGTAACTCAGCAGCATATTGCTGTAGTTCGAGGATTGCAGACTAAAGAGGAGGTCGAATCTTACAACTACAAGACCGGTTATCCGAATAAACTAGAGTTTTCATTATAAACAGATAAAACTATGATTTTGACACTACTATCATTATTGGTTTTCGCATCTTATGTTGGTGTGATGATTTACAAGACAAAGGGTATCCCTTATTCTATTTCCGATACCTATTACATTCTGAGTAACAGGTATTGGTTCGGTATATGCATGATTCTTCCGTCTTTGCTTTTGCTTCCGGCCGCACTGGATGCAAGTACAGAAAACAGTCAGTTCCTGATCTTTCTTTCTGTAGTCGGAATGATCGTGTTGGGAGTATCCCCAAACTTTAGAGGAGCGCACAAGAAAGCTCATATAGCTGGCGCGGTGATGTCTCTTGTATTCTCTCAATTATGGGTAGGATGCAATTCGTGGTATTGGCTGCTGCTATGGGCTGCATTTCTAATCTACGCGATAACGTTTGTTGTAAATAACTGGTCTGGTAATCTTATATGGGACCTGACGGCATGCAAGTCTATGTTTTGGATTGAGGTAATCTCGTTGTTAACCGTTTATTTAACTTGTATAGTATGAAAGAAGCAATAGTACATACAACTACAGGCGGATTCGCAGCAATCGCAACCGCTTTCGTCATTGAGTCTCTTCAGAACATGATTCCCTGGCTAATCGTATCATGTGCGGTAATCCTTTGTGATCTTCTCTTCGGTGTCAGAAAAAGTATGCTAATGGGTGAAAAAGTCAGATTCTCTCGTGCAATTCGCGCTACTATGGGAAAGATGGTTACTTATTTTGCTTTTGTCTGCATGGTCTGCATGATCACAGTAGCAAGTCATAGCGAATATCCTATTGATGTGTATTCTTGCTTATTGGTATGCTTCATCGAAGGGTGTTCGATTGTCGGCAATATATTGAAACCAAAGGGGATCAATATAAATGTGATTGGAGCTCTGGGAGTCTTTGGGAAGAAGGTGTTCAAGGTTGACAAGGAAGATGTCAGAGATATAATTCAAGAAGAAACTCATGAGTTGGATCAAAGAAAGTAACCGTCCTAAGCACCTGCTTTATGCTATCCCAGCAGGTGCATTGCTTACCATCTTGTTTGTCGCAGGGCTAGCGGCCGGCATGGAATTCAAGGACAGAGCTTGGGGTGGCAAATGGGACTGGCTTGATATTGCCGCAACGTTAATTGGAGGTCTTATCGGTCAGGCTATTCAGATATTAGTATTGATTTTAATTTTATAGGAGGAAACATATATGGCAGATGTGAAGAAATTGGCACCGTTTATTCAAAAGTGGGAAGGCGGTTTCGTTAATGATCCGGATGACTTGGGAGGTGCTACTAATATGGGAGTAACAATCGCTACCTATGAGGCGTATTGTAAAAAGAAAGGCTATCCTAAACCGACTATAGAGAGACTAAAGAATCTTTCCAAGGAGGAATGGACAGAGATATTGAAAACTATGTACTGGGATAGATGGAAGGCAGACGAGATCAAGTCTCAGTCGGTCGCTAATATTTTAGTTGATTGGATATGGGCCTCCGGTATTCATGGTATCAAGATTCCGCAGGAATTGGTTGGTGTAATGCCGGACGGAATTGTCGGACCAAAAACTATAGCGGCAGTTAATTCTAAGAATCCACGCGAGTTATTTGATCGTATCAAGATTGCCCGCTTCGATTTTATAGAAGATATCTGCCGGAAGCGTCCCGCAAACAACAAGTTCAAACGCGGATGGCTGAACAGAGTTAACGATATCAAATTTGAATCATAATAAGAGGAGGAATAATCATGAAAGAAACATCTATAACCTTTACGAAGGGTGAGAAGAACTATGTAAGCGATGCCGTTCAGGTAAATTCTGCGGAAGTAGGATTGCAGATTACATTTGAAAAAGGCGGTAAGCTTTGGGTGTATATAAGCTATGATGGACAGAAATACTCTTCAGTGGACAGCAGAAACTACACAAAAGACTTTGCTCGTCCGATTGTCGGTTGTATCCCCGGACAATATCTCAAAATCGAATGTGAAACAGAACCGGTAAAGGCTTCTATCTTTGAATCGGAAGAATAATGGACGCAATAGGATTAAATCCAATTAAGCTTGATGCGATAGGGCTTGATCCTATTCGTATGAATGCGATACGCTTAGGAGTTCCGGGAGCTTCTTCCGGTTCCGGTCGTCCCTACATCGACCCCGAACTACTCAGCCATGTCAAGATGGCCATCTCCACCTGGGGCAAGACCAACGACGACCCCGACCGGGCTGTTTTGAAGGACTTGTCCGGCAACGGGAACGACATGCGCCTGCTGAACTTCGGATTTGCAGAGGGCAGTGGATATGGATTACCGGGAACCGACTTCGAAGGCTGGCTATGTACAGACGGAGTAGACGACATAATCGAGTCCGTCAAGCCCATATCTGAGGTGTTGGAAGGTAGCAATGAGATTACGGTAGTGAGTATTATTCATGGAATTGGTTCTAAGAATGCTTATACTAATGTCTTAAGAGAATCCGACTCTAATTACATTAGAAACACTTCTACAGCAGATGGTAAAACTGGTATTTATGGTTATACCTGTAAAGATACGACTAAATCCATTATAACCGATATACTTGGTGATAAGAATGATTATAAATTAGAATATATTCAAACAACTACTCCTTCGACCGTAAATAGCGTATTTAGTGTTGCAGGATGGAGAGAGAATAATGGTTCAATGATTGTGTACCCTGTTGCCTACGCAGGTGGCTTCATCGCCAACAAAGTCCTGACCACCGACGAAATCAATCAGATCATCGCCTACTTCAACCTTGACCGTCCGGGACAGATCATCAAGCCTCAGTTGTACTGCAACATCAAGAAGCAGGGTATCACTAATGATAATCACGCAGAGTTTAACGATCAGTTGATTGACTTTGTAGGTGGTCACAATATACAATTGAATAATATCGGTTGGGAAGGAGAAAGTGGGATTGGGAGTTATCCGGTAGTATTGGGTATAAATAAGACATTTAGATTTGGTACTCAGTGGGAGGTTAGCAACAGTGGAGCAAAAATGTCTTGTGTTGATATTGTTGATATAAGTTTATACAGTTTATACTATAATGTTAAGAATCCAGAAGGCGGGGTAATCACAACAGAAATTCCGAGCTTTACTATTAAAGTTTCTGGAATTACCGATGGCAGTTTCGGATACCTGAGATATGGATATTTAGCAGCTCCCGATGCAGTTGCTATAACAGGGTTTCGTATGACTGCTGACGGTACTTATACTTTGCCGAAATGCTACGGAGGTTCTGAGGCATTAGATAAAAGTAAAAGTTGTTATGTCGGATTTTCGGTTGAGAAAACCAATGTGCCCGGAAGTTTAATTATCGAAGTCCTCCCCACCATCGAGAATGCTCTCTGCCTAGACGGAATTAACGACTTCGGCAAGTCTATCGGATTGCCTATTTTGAAGGACTATACGGTAGTAGCGGATAGAGAGATATTGGGGAATAATGAAGGTGGTACTTTGTCTAAATCTTATTCCGCAGGCAATGGTGCTTTTATATTTGAAACTGGAAGTGTAATCTATTCGTTTGGTACTGGTACAAGTGGAAGCGGAGTTCAAAGTAAGAGAATGTTATCCTACCTCTCAAAATACATTTATAATGGTAATCCTGTCCAAGCAGGTGCAGGCATTGACAGTGATTCTATGTGGTTAGGAACACTGAGAGACAACGATACTAGATTTGCTAAATTAGCATTACGGTCTCTCATGCTCTTCCCCTACAGCCTCTCCAAGTTCTTGTTGGAGAGACAATTGAGAAAGTACAATGCAGGCACTCTTTATCCAGACATGGTTGAGTTTAGACCGGTTATCAAGAGTAACATCCCTTACTCCTCGGTCTCCTACTCAGTTAATCCGGGCGAATACATTGCCGAAGGTAGTACAGTAACTATCACTATAACCTTGTCAAATGAAACAGATAAGCTGGTCGGTGTGTCATCCAATGCCATCAGCGACATATCCATCTCTGGAGACAATGGTGTCTATGAAGTAACCGGAAAGGTCACCAAGTCTCCTCAGAAGATCAACATAGTTATCTCCAGCTACTTGACAATGCTGAATAACGATACTTTAATTGAAAATGAAACATTAATTAAAAACGAATAATATGGAAAAGATATTTGATATAGCAAAAGACAATGAACAATCGTGGGGCACTTTAGCTACTGCGATTGATGGAAACTTTGAGGAATTATCTAACGAGGCACAAGAATCAAATACGGCCTCTCATATAAGTAAGATTGTTTCTTCGTCTATAATGCCGACAATAATAGAGAATAAACAAGTTACAGTTGACGGAATTAGGGATGCTTCTATCCAAAATTACGCTGAAATTGATGTTTCGATTTTTACTGATGGAATTCTAAGAGTTACCGCATGGACATCCACTAACGCTATAGTAGGTTACCAATGGCTAGATAATGACAATAATACTACATTTGTTTCCACCTCGGAACATGGAGGAGGGATGTATACATATGAAATTATAGTTCCGCAAAATGCAACAAAATTACAATTCTCATTTTTTAAAGAACATGGGATATCTGTTGATGCTACTTATACTGCACGTATCCCTGTAAATGTTGAGGTAGCAAAAATGGCTCCGGTCATTTCTCTTGCCGGGATGGACGGAGCAGTTAATACCGCAGACAGTATTTCTAATGAAGAGTTACTGATTACAAATTATCCAAGATATGTAAAAAGGGAATATACAGTAAGCCTTAATTCTAAAATTAAATCATTTTCGGAAATAGCTGTTGGAGTTGGTCATCTTACTACAAGAGGGTTGTATGTAATAATTGATAATACCAACATTAAGGTTGTTATGTATATCAATAATACAGAGACAGTCTTAGCTACTCACGCACATAACTTGACAATATCGGCATTTATTAACGTATTAGTTGACTATAAGGAAGATACAATTAAATATGTAATCAACACATTTGGTGGAAGTTATTATGGTACTGATACTGAAATGGGGAAGAAAGTATATGGAGATACAGACAGCATAGAGCTCAATGATATATATGGGTACTCATTCGTTTATGCCAACTCTGAGACGACTTTGAATGATGTTGAATTAAGAAGAACAAATCGTGGATTTCGAGAGCCTGTATGGATTATAGGAGACTCATACTGCTCAACTGATAATAATGAAAGATGGCCATACTACTTACTAAACGAATATAAGATAAAGAGTTGGTTTTTAATTGCCCTTGCAGGGCAAACAAGCAATGATCTTAATGGTCATGTGGGGGCATATAATGATTTATTGAACGCGTTACAATATGGTACACCTAAATACTTATGGTATCAGATACAAGCTAATGATACCAACGCCGTTTATGAAGAATATATATATAAGATTAAAGATATTTGCGATAAGAGAGGAATAACTTTAATTCTTGTTCGTCACGCAAAGCTTGGAGAACAGGCAGAAGGTAAGGATTGGCAAACCAAAAATTCTATAGCTTTATCTTTGGGATTGAGATACGTTGATATGTATAAGGCTGTAACAGGCAATGAATTAACACATGATTGGTATGAAGGTTATCTATCTTCTGACGGAGTTCACCCTACAGCATTAGGAGCAAAAGCGGAGGCAATGAGAATATTATGCGACATACCTGAGATAACTCAATATAACTAACTTATTAATACTTAATGTTTAAAAAGTAAAGTTCATGAAATACATTGTATTCCCAACAATTGACTTGCAAGAGGTCCCTCAGGAGGAGATAGACAAGCGTAACCTTGTACCTCGCAAGAGTGTAAATGAGAGTGAAACTTTGATGAAATGCCAGCACTATGCTGAGTTATTTCCTCATAAGATGATTAAGACTATTGCTGATGACGGAACGGAAGATCTGTCTTTTCCTTATCCTACCTATGAAGGAGAGGATTTAAATGTTTTGTTGTCTAGTCCGGAGTGGTCTTCAAGTGATAGTATCCTATGAAGTCCCTCCCTTGGATATTAGTCTGCCTGCTTGTATGCGTGATCGTGCGGATGCGTTGTAATCCGCACGATCCATCAACGGTGTACATCAAGGGAGATACTGTACGTATCCGGGATACGATAAGAGACACCATTCCCAAACCGGTAAAGGAAACCTTAAAGCGTACCGATACGGTATATTTACCGATCCTGATAGATACCACTACCGATAGGACCGTAGAAGGTGATTCGGCTCCGGTACTTATACCGATAACAAGCAAAGAGTATAAGACTGATAATTACCGGGCAGTGGTTAGCGGTTATAAGCCAAGCCTTGACTTTATGGAAGTCTACAGGGAAAAGGAAATCATTACTCTAAAACCAAAACCAAAACGCTGGGGGCTTGGCCTGCAAGTAGGCTACGGTTATCCAAGTGGATTGTATGTCGGTGGTGGAGTTAGTTATAACTTATTTATGTGGTAA